GTAATACAGATTCATTGCGTCCCCGTCTTTTTGGTTGACCTTGCTGCGGCACCACAGCCCATGACCATCCTCCCGCAGTTCCAGCGTTCCGGCCTTGGTCCGCCCCAGGACAAGGGTGGTGTCGTGGTTGGTCAGGGCCCGGATATCCGCGCCCAGACATTTGGAGAAGGCCCCGGGGGCGATGCTCTCCGTGATGCCGGGACAGATCTCATAGATGCTGTTGAACACCGCGAAATAGCCCTCAATGTACAGATCCCCGTTTTCCTCCGCCGCCCGGTACTCGGTGGGGCGGCACACCATAATGCGCCTATCCAGCTTCTTCACCTCCCGTTTGTTTCAATTTCAGCTGGTCCCCGATTTTATTGATGGGTATGTAATTTTCCAAAATCACCAGTTCATCCAGCCCCTCCTTGGGCCCCTGGCCGATCCAGTCCCGGACTTCGTTGCCGGTCATAATGCCCCGCACATACAGTTCTCCGCCGATATCGGCCAGGGTATGCACGTCGTAGGCGTACAGGCTCCAGGGGTTCATCCGGAAAAACATCTCATCGCTGATCAGCAGCTTCCGGGTTAATTCCTGCTCCAGCCCCCGAACGATGGGCAGAACCGTGGTGTTGACAAAAGCGTTCCACTCCTCCCGGTTAAAGGCTCCGGCCCCCAATACAAAGGCGGGCACCCCCAGGATTGCAGCCACGGTTTTTTTGTCCAGGGTGACCGACTCATGGATTGCCAAATCATTGAGCGTAAGGGGTTTGATTTGCTGCACGTCCATGCCGTCGGAGGGGATCAACATGGGGCTTCCGGGGTCCCCCGGGGAGAATCCCCGCAGGAAGTTGGCGCGGCCCTCCTCAGTACGCAGCTCCTCCGCCCAGGAATCCACCCGGATAATCAGGCTGGGCTTCCATTTGTCGGCCATAAAGCTTTTCTTCGTGACCGATGCTTGTTTCAGATTTTTCACCACGTCCCGCAGGGCTACCCGGTATCCGTCGCCCCGCCAGGGCTGTTCCGGGTTGGGGTTGAGAACAAAATGCAGCAGATTGTCCGGGTTGTGCTCCTGGCCGCCCAGACGGATTTTGTAGCCAAATCCGCCGTCCGGGACAAAGGACACCTGAGACGGCGGGACGGGCTCCAGGCTGTCCAGATAACCGTCTCTGGTTCGGGGGATTACCACCGCGTTGCCGTCTCCGTCCAGCATGAGGGTCCGGATCACATGGGAGACCAGGGTCATCCGGGACATAAACCGGTTCGGCGTGATGTCCACCTTACGGGACAGCCCGTTTTTGATGCGGACGTCTCCACCGGAGGAATTGGCCATCAGATGGATGGTCATGCTCCCGATCAGGGTGGCCATCTTATTCACGGCCGTCAGGACCTCCGGGCTCTCGCTCAGGCGGGTATAGCCGGGGATACACAGGGAGTCGTGCGCGCCGTCGGTCAGCAGCCAGCCCACCATGCTGGCCTGGTTCGCGTCGCGGATATTGTTTCCGTGTGATTTTTTTTGTTTGCTCAACGCTGCCACCTCAATCCTCGTTTAAATGCAAAAAGCCAGTTTCCGAGGGATACTCGAAAACTGGCTTCTATTGCCCTTCCCCCGCCACAATCGGCGGGGGGCTGTATTTGATTGTTTCTTTGACTTCCAAGACAACGCATCCGCTGCCCTTTCGTCGAATTTTGACGTCGCTTCCTCGACTAAGGATAGCTTCTACCGTTTTGATTGTATCCGTGTCCATAAATACTGACATTTTCATCACTCCGTACATATAGGCCATTCAAAGCCGAATTCAAATATTCCCTTTAAAGATTTAAGTAAGCAATATTATTTGCGTAAAATGTGCAGCCTTGGCTGCCTTGGCCTCCTGCATTAGCCGTATTACAGTACGCATGAATTTGCGATGCATATTGCGAAGCCGCAAGGGAGTTTTGAATCATTTGCACCGTGTTCATATGTGCCATTTGCATTTCTGAATATCGTGAACGGGTATATAAATTGCATATATCATAGGTTTCTAAACCTATTTCAGATCTGAGATTACCGCTATGGGATGGCTTGGGAGAATCTTTATCAACGATGTTCTTTTTTCGCTGAATCCACTCAAATGTTCCGTCAGGATTCATTTGCAGGCCATTCACCCCAGCCCACAAGGTTAGGGCATATTGCTCGCGTTGCTGCTTATCCTCCCATATTTCAATGGCTGTCCGTTCCATTTTTTCGTAATACGCCAAAACATCAAAGGCATTAACGGATTCAGGCTGAGGAACATTAGAATTGCTTTTGCAGCGTGAAAGGAGGAACCTGCGCAGGAAGATTAACGCGGTGCCGGTCAGCAAAAGTGGAATAAAAGTTAAAATCAAAATCAACGTCTCCACCCCTTCGATTTTTCTTCCCGCTCCAGATCCTCCAGCATTCGCACCGCCGCAAACACAGCCGCGTCGAATACGTCGATCCGGGTGGTGTCCTCAATCTTTTCGTATTGGACCATATCGTCGGTTTTCTCAATGGCGTGGACATTCTGCACGCAGTATTCAAAGGCGTCGCTGTGCATATAGTACAGGCATTTGCTTTTCGCCTTTACTTCGATCCGCCGGAAGCCCTGGGACTTCTTCCAGAAATACTGCGGCTGATCCACAACCCTAAACTGGGCTTTCTTCATGCCCACCACATATTCCGCGCAGAATTTCCGGTCGTGGCCCACTTCCTTGATTTTGAAACCGTCATGGCGCATTTTCTTAAACCAATTCACAACGTCCATATGGTTGACCACTTTGTCGTTGCACAGGTCCAGCCAACCATCTTCCTTCCAGCCGAACAGAGGGATATTGTCCTCATCGGCTTTGATGTGGGCGGCCACCACGGGGAACCATGCGTGGGGAATGATAATGTCCACATCGACAATCTCACCGTCGCTGCGCGCATAGCCCTCCAGGGTGCCGTAGAGCGCGGAGGCGGTCAGATCGTGGAGCTTGGAAAGGTCCGACCCGCCGTACCAGCGGATGGGCAGCTTTTTCAGATCCTCCAGCGTCCAGTCATACATCCTGTCGCTGGCCCGGAATTCTTCAATGTTAAAATAGGCCTTCATGGCCGCCACATAGACGTTCAGAGATTTTGCAAAAAACTCTTTGCGCATCTGCGGGTCGTTTTGGGCCTGGATGGCCTCCGCCAGAATGTCGGCGGGCCGGATCGTCACCCCATAGCTTGGGTTTGCCATTTCCAAAACTTCCGGATTGGTGAAATCCACGTCCCCGGTCTCCGGATCCTGGGGGGCGCAGGCCATAAAGATAAACAGTTGGTCATCCTGATTGGTGCCGTTCAGAACCTCCCGGCAGTATTTCAGCCGCCGGTAAAAGTAGCTGTTCATCTTGTCCCCGGCGGTGGAGATGGCGATCATCAGCCGGTTGGAGTACGCCTTCATGGCGTCCAGAATGATTTTGTACTGCTTGGGAGACTTATAGGCGTGGGCCTCATCCGCGATGCCGATGTTGCAGTTCAGGGAGTCCTGGGCGTCCGGGTTGGCCGCCAGGGCCTGAATGAAAATACTGCCTTCTCCAACCGTGCCGGAAATGCTGTGTTCCTGGTTGTTGTCGATCACCCGGAAATTCCGCTTCTCTCCCATCTCTTCCAGGTTGAACTTGATAAAATTGAAGCTCTCCAGGGCCTGCTTCAGTGCCGCGCCCACGATATAGCATTTGCTTCCGCTGCGCCGGTTGAGCAGAGAGAGGGACCACGCCAGGGCGGCAGAAAATGTGGTCTTGACATTTTTTCGGGGGATGTAGATCACCGCTTCATGGAACCGCCGTATTTTTGTTCCGGCATTCTGGAACCCCACCAGATTGTAGATAATAAACTTGTGGAACGACTGGAGTAAAAACGGCTTGCCCCGCATGGGTGTGCCGTCCAGGGCCTCTCCCTGGGCATGGACAAAGGTTTTCTCTATAATCCGGATGCAGAACTCCGCATCGGTGGGGTCAAAGTCCCACTTCGGGTTTTCCAGGTCCTGAAGGAATCGCTCACAGGCCTGTTTTAGCTCCGGATTTGCCAGCTTTCGCCCCTCCACGATGGAGTTAGCATACTCCATCACCTCCGCCTGGTTGGGGAATCTTGGTGCGCTCGACCGCTTACGGGCCACCGGATAACAGCTCCTCCAGCTTGGATTTCTTTCCCGGGGCAGGCAGTTTGCCCTCCCGCTCCGCCTTCGGGTTGAGACAGAGCCGGTCGGAGTATGCCAGGATATCCCGTCGCACTGCCTCAATGGTCCCAACCAGCGGGGATTTTTTCTCCCCCGCCGCTCCGGTGGCCGTGGCGTAGTTATATCCCGAGCCCGTGTCATATTCCCGCATCAGCCTGTGATACTGCTCCCAAAGCCCGGCGTAAATGTCCACGAGCCGGGCATATTCCGGCCGGTAAACCCCGAGTTTTTTCATCTCCGCCACGGTCTGTTTTTTGATCGTTGCCTTATTAGTAGCCGGAGCCGCCATAGCCCCTCAACCTCCTCCCCAAAAAAATCCCCCAGCCCTCGCTCTATTGGAAAGCATGCCGCCCACCGGTCTCCAAGGGGGTACTAAAGTACCCCCTTGAGGGAGGGGGGGCGTATACGCCGCCGCCAGGATTCCCCCAGTTCCGTGAGCTCGTTGGTGTCCCGGTCGTGCATAGCGTTGTGTGCCTGAGCCGACAGCGCGATTAGGTTCCACTCGCACCAGGCATACTCGGGGTAATCCTCTGCGGGCCAAACATGATGCACCGTGTTGGCCTCTATGGTCCGTCCATATCTGGCGCTCTCACGGCACAGGCACTTGTCTCGCCGCAGTACTCGCTTTCGCAGCCGTTTCCATTTTCCGCTTTTGTAATCCATGGGCTATCACCTCCAGGCAAAACAAAAAGCGCCTAAGCCACGACACCCGCAATCGGGTTGTCATAGGCTCAGGCGCTGGTCACTTTGGACGCTGGCTCAGGCGCTTCGATATTTACAAGAGTTTCCTGCCCGCATCGTTTGCACTTGCGCGGCAGATTTTTGGCGGTTGTGCTGGGGAGTATCTTTTGCAGCTTCCCCTTGCCGCATACTGGACAGATCACCCATCCGTCCTTCACGTTCAGTTTACCACAGCTTTTTTCATTTTGCAACCTTGTCAACCTCTTTTCTTTTAAAATGAGAGAAGATATAGTTACCCCCAAGACCGAAAAGAATAGAAAAGCCTATTCTTTCTTCCTGCGTTTTCGTTTTGCCCGGGGCCGTTTCTTCCTGGGAGAATATGGTAGCATATACTTCATCCAGCACCACTCTCCGTATCCGTTGGTTTCCGGCCCGGTCTTGGAGACGGCCAGCGCCTCCGGCGGCGGAGCCAGGGTCAGGCTGTCGGGGATCTCCATGGTCTCCGGCTCCGAACGGACCAGACCCAGGGACGGCGTCCAGGTCCGCTCCCCCACTCTGGGGTGCCCCCACTCCCGGGGCTCCTTGGTGAGATAGCTGGCCAGATCCTCATAGGTGTGGTCCTTGTCAAAGACCAGCCGCCGCAGCTCGATGTCTCCAAAGCTCCACAGCCGCCGAAGCTCCTCCAGATCCTCCCCGGTGGAGTTAATGACCAGGTGGTGGTGGATCCGGCCGCCGGGATAACAGCCCTCCGTTACATAGATATAACGGAGGGGCTGACCCCTGGCCTTCCGGGTCGCCCGGAGCTTGGACAGCACCCCCCGCAGGCGGCGCATTGCCCGGTCCCGGTTTTCCGGCAGATGCTTGTCGTCATAAGTAGTGGTGAGGAACAGGTCCCCGTTGTCAAAGTTATCCGCCAGAGTTCGCTCCAGCTTCTGCACCGACGTGCGGAAATTCAGCTTTTCCCGGGCCAGGGTGCTGGCCTTCTGCTTCTGTGCCCGGGCCTTGGGGGAGTCTCCGGCAGCCGGCGCGGTGTAGAGGACCTCATAGACCATCCGGCCAGCGCGGATGCGCTTCAGGATTTTTGGCACGTTCTTTTTCCCTCCAATTCCATCCGCTTCCCCACTCTGGGGTGTCTACACTCCAGAGGCTCCTTGGTAAGATAGTTGGCCAGATCCTCATAGGTGTGGTCCTTGTCAAAAAACAACCGCTGCAACTCAATGTACCCAAAGCTCCACAGCCGCCGCAGTTCCTCCAGATTCTCCCCGGTGGAGTTGATGACCAGGTGGTGGTGGATCCGCCCGCCGGGATAACAGCCCTCCGTTATACATATGTAACGGAGGGGCTGACTCCTGGCCTTTCGGGCTGCCAGGAGCTTGGACAGCACCCACCGCAAGCGGTGCATTGCCTGGTCCAGGTCCTTGGGCATATGCTTATCATCATAAGTAGCGGTGAGAAATAGGTCCCCGTTGTCAAAGTTATCCGCCAGGGTCCGCTCCAGCTTCTGGGCCCGGGCCTTGGGGGAGTCTCCGGCAGCCGGCGCGGTGTAGAGGACCTCGTAGACCATCCGCCCGGCCCGAATGCGTTTCAGGATTTTTGGCATTTATTTCGCTGCCTCCTTCGAAATGGAACCGCATATCCGGTTTTCTTTTTGATATGGGACAGATATACGCTGATTTGCTGCTCGGTTGTATCCAGTACCTCGGCTATCTGATTTACCGTCAGATCCTCCCAGTCCCCCTCCATAATGGACCAGATCAGCGTACCCTCCCGGAATGGATTTTCAGGCTTCATGTTCGATCCCCTCCATTAACTGCTTATAGCTGGTCCCAACCAGCCCAGGGGACTGGTCGGAATCGGTTCCCTTAAAATGTGCCTGCGGATGGCGTGGGCGCATAAACTCAATCATGGCGAAATTGGCCACATCCACAAGGTGCTCCGTGTTCCCGCTTTCCCGGTACAGCGCCAGCCGCTGATCCAGGCACGCCACCGCATCGGCCAGCTCTGGATATGTATCACAAATCCAGCCGTATTTGTAGTGAGAGGTTAAAATCCTGTTCTTCATCAGTTGGATAAACTCTTCTGAAAAATCTCGGGCAAGAATTTTATCCGTGCTGTCCATGCAATTCCTCCTATTGACTTTTCCTTCCCGCACCTGGAACGCGTCGCCCAGTTGAATTGTGTCCGGGAAATTGTGCTGTGTGGTCTGACCCATAATCGGGCATATTTTTTCAAACTCATTCATGAAAGTACCTCCTGTCAGATTCTGTTTCCTCACGCCGCCGGGTGCCGGCCCTTTTCGTCCTGCCGGCACCCGGTCCGGATCCAGGCCAGCCACTTGTGCTCAAATTCCCATACCTCGTCCGTCCGAGCGCAATTTTTAAGGCCTCGGTTTTGCCGTACCTCCAGGCTTCTTTCGTTCAGCTCCAGCGTAAAATATGATTCTTTTGGAGCCGACACACGGCGGATGAAGAAAATGGCGGTTCTTCCCTCGGCGTAATCCTTGGCGTAAGTGCCCACGCAGTGATGCAGGACATTTCCCTCGTCCGCCAGCTCCTTCCTGCTCCTGGCCGGACGAATCAGAAGACCGTCCGCCTGGAAGCTGTATTTTCGCAGCTGCTTCCGGCGCACCCGGAAATTCACGTCCAGCTGCTTGCACTCGCAAGCTTTCGCAAGCGGTATCATTGTGTCGTGAGCCAGGACAAGGTCGTCGGGGAACCGCACCTGGGTGTCGTTCAGATTCCGGCCGGCTATTTCCGCCATGCGCCAATAGTCCAGCAGATACGCCGCGTCGACGATGTCGTAAGGCTGCGGGTCCTGGCCCTCCGCCTCCGGAACGCACATTTCCATCTGCCGCCGGAGATACCGGATGGATTTCCCCACCGGACCCCGTCCGACCAGATCAAGCACGTTCTCGTCAGCCAGCTCGAACGCGGAATATATATCGTCCGCTGTCAGCTGCTCCCCCACCGCCTTGGCACGGGTGAACAGCCGCCAGAGAAACGCGCCCCACCCCTGTTTCCGGCCCAGTCGGAGCTCGTCACGGGTCAGGCCCAGCATTGCCGCCGGCCTGGTCTCCTCCCAGTGAATTTCAGAGAAGAATTCCTTCTCGATCAGCTCATGCAGCACCAACGGCAGGCCGTGGAGCAGCAGCGCTTCCACGTTTGAGTGCTCCTGGTAAAGCAGCAGATACGAAACCGGGTACTTTTTGCACAGGCTCTGAAATTGATCCATGTACACGTCCAGCTTGCAGTGGGGCAGGCTGCTTTGCGCCAGCAGCGCTTCCGTCAGCCCAAAAATTGCCCTGCATTCCAGTCGGTGGTGCGTCCACTTTTTGGGCTGCCGCCACTCAAGCGAATAGGAAATAAAATACCCAGCGCTTCCGCTGTAGGAATTGCGCCATCCCATGAGCTGGACACAGCCGTCCCGGCTGAATACATAAGCCTCCGCCGGGATCAGCACAAGACTTTCTTGCCCAGATTTATAGACCCGGTTCTGTGCCGTCCAGACGGTCAGGGCCAGCATATTTTCCTCCCCCGCCAGGCTGGCGGACATTACGCTGACTTCTCCGCTTACAAAATACCCAAAGCGTCCCAGGGAGGAGCGCTTGCGGACCAGGCACCTCTCCCCGCAATGGGGGCAGCTTTTTTCATCGCCGTCCGCAAAAACCAGCCCGCCTTCGTCACACTCATAATCGCCGAGAAAGCCGTACCCGGCGTTCGGGTCCTCATTCCACTCCATCAGCGTACCCTGTCCGCAGGCGGAGCAGGTCACCCGGACCATTTTGATCCGCTTCGGCTTTGGATCCGTGGACAGGCACTCCGCCAGCCCCATTTCACTCACCCACTCCACCTCATAGAGCATTCCGGAGCGTTTAAGCCCCTGGCAGTGGACATACGCCCAGGCGGCCAGCCCCTCCGGCGGTGTGCGGGGGACCAGCCCCCGGCAGTCCGGAATCTCTTTTCTTTTTGTTTTCATGGGAAAAAGTCCTCAAACCGGAGCAGGCCGTCTTCCGGGGCGGGGACCGGGCCGGCATCGTGCAGGCCGTAGAAATCCCGAATGATGCTCTCCGCCTCCAGGGGCGTCACGCAGGCGAAATTCCCGGTCTTGTGCCCGTCGGCATAGGCCTTGATTTTCTTTTCGCACTCGGCCAGTGACATCTCCTTGATTTCCAAGTCCTGAGCCAGCATCTCCGCCCACTGTGGGTTCGCCCGGAGCATATCCTTCAGCTGCTCCCCCACCATCCATACGGGAGTGCGCTCTTTGGGCTGCTGGGCCTCGATTCTGCCCAGCGCGGTTTCCAGCATACTCATTCCGCGTCCCTCCTGATTTTATCGCTCAGAGCCAGCATCGCCCGGCGCACCGATTCGGCGGCAGACGGGTCCTCCCGCCCCTGGAGCTTGATGCGCAGGCCGGCCATCTTGTTGACAATCTCCTGGGCCTGTCCAAACAGGATTTTGCAAATCGTCAAATCCTCGTCGGAGACTACCGCGGCTGCCCGGGCGGCCTGCTCAAGGCTGGCGATCCGGTCGTTGGCGGCGGCAAGGTCTTTCC